TGGAATTGCTGTTCTTACAGGCTCTGGTGTATATGTTTGCTGTGGTGCTGGTTGTACTTGTTGACCATTAACAACTTGAACACCAGAAACATTAGTATAATGATTTCCATTTTTGCTAGTTTTTGTATTAATAGCAGTATAAGAAATCATATCGCCAACATTTGCATTGACTTGTTCTCTAGCATATAGTCTTTTACCATCTGCTAGGTCTATTGAAAAATTAGGATTTCCATTTTCAGAATTATCCCAGATTTTATCAATCTTTCCGTTTTCCATAAATCCTCCTTTAAGATTTATTATTATTATTTATTTAGGACACTATATCCTCTACCCTCTAAACAATTATTGACCAAATCATCTTTGGTTTTTAGTTTAGGGGATAGCCATAGCACTCGCCATCTAAGGGCATTATATACTTTTTTTGAAGCATTTGTAACACTATTAGTATGGTCATCTGCTATATCTTTACAAGTATAAAGGTCATCATGGTATCTATCCATATCGCCCTCTATATTGGCTGAACTTTTACCTCTACTATCAACAATAGGAGTATGAGAACAGCCACCTATAAAATGCATTAAAATTAACAAAATTATTATGCCTATAATCCAAGGCCAATTTTTTTGTCTTTTTTCATAAGTATTGAATCTTATAGGCTTGTCTCTATTTGTAGGCGACCACCCACTAATGGGTGGTACCTTTAAATATCCATATGGAAAGTATTTATGTTTTTTCTTTTTCATACTTACCTATCCATAAAATTTTTAAATGTATTACTTCTTAAAAAAACTAAAACTTTTTGTTCATTAGTTCTAGCAATATTATGAAGTTTTGCATTTTCACTATACTCATATTGGTCTGGGTGAGTTGCCCAATGAGTAAGAGTATTATAGAATGCCCACATAGTAAATCCTAAGTCGTTGCTTTCTACAAGAAACTGCCCCATTAACCACTCTAACAACTTTTCGTTATAAGTTTTCTTATTTCGTTTTGTTGCTTTTCTCTTACAAATAGTTTCTTTTAAAGCTACCTCTACCTCAGTTTTTGAAATACCTTTTTGATTCATAGAAGCAAAATAAGGTTCCATTTCAAAAAACTTTTCAGTAGATTTTTTATAAATATCTGTAAGAACTTCAATATTAAAGTTAGATGTATGGCGAAAAGTATAAACTAATTGCCATATAGGAGTAATCATTCCATTAGAACAAGCCCATCGCATAGGCGATGAATCTGTTGTATTAGGAATTGACCCATCATGACTTGATATAGCAGATTGTCTAAATCCAACAAAATCGCCTACTTTTGGCTCAATAGTTACATCTTTAAAATCTACTACTCTTTTAAACTTTCCATAACCATCAAACATAAAGTCTTTGCAAGTAAAGTTTCCTTTTTTTAACAAACCAGATTTTTCTAAACCTTGTGCTTGTTTATCGCAAATATCTTTATATTGTGTTGGCTCATAACGATTACCTACTACTGAAATAAATTCGTCAGTATCTTCACGAACTAAAGCCATAGAATTATTACTAGGAACACTAATTAAATCATTTTCTGTAAATTGATTTAATCCTTCTGTATTTCTAGCTAATGCTTTAAGAGGTCGTTTTTCAACATTCCAATTTAAATGGTTAGTTGATAAATCGTTTTCTTGAGTATGAATTAACATAGCTCCTCCTTTATTATTATTTCTGTTTCGTTCTTATTTGAACTCATCAGGCAAGTAATTAACTTGCGACAGAGGGGGGATTAACCCCCCACTACAATTTATCTAATATCTACATAATCAATAGCAGAATTAACTATTAATTTTTTACTTGTTAAATTTCCTTTTTCGTCAAATTCATATTCATAAATTTGAAAATAAGAAATTTTTGGGTTGTCTCTATCTTTACTACCAACAATACCATATCTTTGATTGTTGTGTTTTCCAAACCCAATATCTATACATTTATTATTAGACATAGATGCTCCTATTTCATTTTGATAATTTTGCTTTTCATTACAACAACATTATCTGCATTGTAAACAGCAGTAGATTTATCTGGAAACCAGACTTTAAAATAATCTTTTGTTTTATTTTTTTCGATTAAAGTAAATTTTTTAATTTCTTTAAAAGGTCGTCCGATTAAAGATTTTTTCATTATCTACCTCCTGTTTTTTTATTAATAAATTCCAAACCAAGTTTATTAAGTTTATAAAAATGGCGATTTATGCCTTCAATTTTTTTATCTATAAATTTTCTATCTTCCAATTTATAAATTTCAATACGAACTTCTTTATCCAAAGAATTATTAAAATTTTCTTTGCCATAATGAAATTCAGTTATTTGACGACATGATAACCATTCTTGGTCAATTAATATTAAAACAATATTTATAGTTAAATCAGTAAAAGGTAGTTTTACTCTACTAGCAATTTCTTTTTTACCTAAAATATCATTATTATAATCACACCACTTAACACCATCCCAATATTTTGCTGGTCCTTTCCTTTCGGTAGTCACACCATTAGATTGGATATGTTCTGCAATTAATTGTTCATCAGTTTTTGTCTCAACTGATTTAATTACAGGTTTTGGTTTTTTCTTTGAAATGCCATCAAGTTGTTTTTGTGCTTTTTCTAATACTGCTTTTTTTACATTAGCAATATTAAAACCATGCTTTTCAAAAACTTTAATAGCATTTACTAAGTCTTTAGGAATCATACGATCCTCCTTTTTTATTATTATGGTCTGTCTCTTCAGTATAGGGCAACCAGATCCTATATATAGGGCAGATAACTGCCCCATTTCGATATTATGCAAATTGTTTAAAAAGTTTTAATGCTTTAGAAAAAGCCATAGTATTAAGAATTTCTCTATCAGGATATGTATTAATATATTTAACTAATAAATCTTGAGTAACAGTTTTAAATTTTTTAAAACTACTTTCATAAATAGCATTACCTTCAAGATATAAAATTTTTCTTCTCATAAGATTTTTTAAATCTCTAGAAGTTAAATAATTTCCTAAAGCCTCACCACACCAAATTTCTAGGTCTGTATCAAACTTTTTTCCTGGACTATATTCAGATATCCATTTTGGCAAATTATTAATACACCAGCTGTTAACTTTTTCTATGTCTTTATCTGTAAATGGTTTTATAGGCCATTGATTATCTGAACCACCATGACCATCATTACTAACTTCAATCATTGGTTTTCCATCGACATAAACTTTTGCTTGATAACATGAAGTTTCTTCGCTGTTAAAAGCTGCATATTTTATATTTTTAAGTTCAAGTTTCATTTTATCCTCCTTAAGGAATTATTATTATTATTTGTTTCGACCAAGTAGGTCTCATCAGTTTAGCTTAATTGCTAAAAACAAAAGGAGGAGGAACTTACAATCTGTTTAAGGAATAATACGATATTAAATAGTTTTAAATCTATTAACCAAACTTGATACCCAGACCACTATGACTAGGAGTTTCTTTTTTTTACCTTTATGTAAACTCAGAGAGGTGTAAAATTACAGACTACTCTGAGAAGAAAAACTTAAGCTTTCCTTTAAGGGTATCACTTCGCCTTGATTTTTCAAATTAGTCGGTCCATTTAAAAATTGCCCAAAGGTAACTGACCAGAAAAAATCTGATATTCCCCTTTGGATTTTTAAACTTTTCGAACTAACAAGAAAGCTAAAATTAAACATAGGTTATTTATATATGTTTCATGTGAAATAAAAAGAAAAACTTTGTTAATTTATATATATATAAAATGGCTGTTTTTAGCCATTATGTATTTAACATCTTAAAAATGGCTTAATATATAGAAAAAAAAAGCCCCATATTTGCACATACAAGGGGTTTTCCTCGTATTGTCTTGTGTTTATACCTCTATAAGTGTCCCCTAATGTTTCATAGGTTAATAGAGGTACTTAAATGTTATTATATGGTGTCGGTTAATTAAAGATTGCTTTTTTTAGAAATTATAAATAAATAATAATTGTTCAAATGTACGATCCTCCTTATAAATAATTCGTACACTATGTGTGGGGTTTGAACAAAAGCTAAAATTAACATATAAACAGCCCCACACATGACTAAAGAATCAGATATTCAAATTGCTTGTAATTATCTTCTTCACGATCTAGCCACAATTTATAAATTTAGACACTTCCATGTGCCAAATGAGGGAGTAAGAAAAGTGCAACATCAAATAAAATTAAAATTAATGGGATTAAGAAAAGGCTGTCCAGATTTTGTAATAGAATATCCTAAAAGTAGGTTAATTTACATAGAACTAAAAAATGAAAATGGCAGGTTATCTGATGCACAAAAACTATGGAAAATAGGAAGTAAGACTTTAGGGACACCTCATTTTGTTGTAAAAGGCAACATTTCTGAGTGTTTGGAGGAGGTGAAAAAAATAATTAAAAAATATGTCCCAAAACGAAATAAAATTTTATGATAAATTAATAGTTATTCCTAAAAATGTAAAAGGGCAAGATCGGTTTATTGGATTGTGGCGACAAGCTCAAGAAAAAGCAATTAATATTTTAAAATATGATTTAGATTATATTAAAGATATTGATTTAGAAGTTGATAAAAAAACTTATGAAATTTATCGTAAACTAGATTGGAGGTTATAATGTTTATAGATGAAGACTCAAAGCCAAGTGATAAATTAAAGGCATGGTATTTATTTACTGAAGATTTTATCGCTGGCACACAACACTTAACACCAATAGAGATTGGTTGTTATGTGCGACTTTTGTGTTGGAATTGGAATAAAAGATGTAAAGGTATTCCAGACAATGCAGATGTAATTAATAGAATTTGTGTTGCTATTACAAAAGAAGAACAAGAAGCAGCTGGGGAAATAATAAATCAATTTTTTAATTTAATAATTGATAAAGAAAACCCTGATAATAATAAATGGCAAAATACAAGACAGTTAAAAGAATGGTTATATATTAATAATAGAATAGAGGTTGCTAGACAAAATGGCTCTAAAGGAGGACGACCTAAAAAAAACCAAACAGATAACCCAACTAATAACCAAACTAAAACCCCCCTAACCAATACCCCTACCCCTAATAATGATATTGATAATATGCTTACTTTTGAAAAAGATATTTGGAATAAAATAAACTTAAAAAGAGGTAGTAAAAAAAGAGCATATATAACTTGGAGTAGGTTAAATAATAAAATAGACAGTTCTTTAATAGTTAATAATTATAATAAATTAATAAGTAATACAGATGATACTAAATTTGTTCCTCATTTGTCTAGTTGGCTTTCTGCTGAAAGGTGGGAAGAAGATTTAACTACAACAAAAAAAGAAGAAGATAATTTTGGAATTATTCCAAGAGATCCGTTTCGTAATTTATCTTTTTGGCAAAAAGGTCGTAAAATGCCACAAGATTATGATAGAGATATTGAAATAATGCACAAAAAAGGAAAGATAACAGACGAGGCAATGAAGAAAATGGGTTTTAGTATATAATAATATAAAGCCACTGGTTTTATTCTTTTTGCTAGTGGCTTTTATTTAATATAAGATAAATTTATGGAAGAAGAAAAAGAAAATTTATATAAGTTATATTTTACTGTTCAAGAGCACAATGGAAAGCATTCAGCTTTTATGCAAATTGCTGGTTTTGAATCAGAAGATGAGGCTAAAATATATTTGGCAAATCTAGCGAAAAATGATAGCTATGTAGAGGTTTTAACAGGAATGCCTACAATCCATTAATGAAAATAGATTTAATAGAAATAGATAAGTTAATTCCCTATATAAATAATCCTAGAAAAAATCTAAATGTAGATAAAGTTGCTGCTTCAATTAAAGAGTTTGGCTTTCAACAACCAATAGTAGTTGATAAAAAAATGTCAATAATTGTAGGTCACACAAGATTTGAGGCTTCTAAAAAATTAGGTTTAAAAAAAGTTCCTGTTTTAGTAGCTGATATGCCAGATGTTAAAGCTAAAGCCTATAGAATTGCTGACAATAGATTAAGCGAAGATAGTAAATGGGACTTTCCATTATTAAATTTAGAATTTACAGATTTATTAGACAATCATTACGACATAGACAATTTAGGTTTTGACAGTAGAGAATTAGAAGATTTAATTACTAATAAAAACTCTTTTGAGCCAAGTTCAATGGAAGAACAAGGACAAATAGATAAGGACACTAAAGAAATTTGCAAAGAGTGTGGAAGAACAATACAAAAATAAAGAACTTTATATAGATTATTGCGATTATAAAACTGCAGTATTTTCAGTTTACCATTATCATTATTCAAAAAGTATGCCTGCTGGAAAATTAGTAAGATTTGGAGTTTGGGAAAAAGGTAATTTTATAGGTAGTGTAATATTTGGTACAGGGGCAAACCCTAATCTTTCGTCTATTTTAAAAGTAAGTCCTTACGAGGCATGTGAATTAGTTCGTGTAGCTTTAGATAAACATAAAAACCCTACATCTAAAATAGTTTCATATTGCTTAAGAAAACTTAAAAAAGATTTTAAAAATATAAAAGCTGTTATTTCTTATGCTGATCCTAGACAAAACCATACAGGAAAAATTTATCAAGCAATGAATTGGAATTATATAGGCAAAACTACCTATGCAAGTCATTATGAAAAAAATGGTAAATTTTATCATAGTAGAACTGTTAATCAGGCAAAACGAGATGATGAAAACTACGATTTATCGCAGTTTAAAAGGATAAAAACATGGAAGTACAAATATGTTTATTTATATGATAAAAGTTTATTTAATATTATTAAAGATAAAATAGAGAAATATCCAGGCGTAAGCTCTAGCGAGGACAGGTAGCCTTACTTTGTCTGGCGGTGCAACTCCGACCCTTGCGCTCCAAATTTATATTGCCAACTTTTATAAATATATTTAAAAGATATTTACCTACACTCAAGGGTAATGAGGATTTGATATGGCAAGACCTAAAAAATATAACATTGATAAAAAACAAGTTCAAAATCTAGCAAGACTTGGTTGCACTAATATAGAAATAGCAGATTTCTTTGGTTGTGATGAAAGCCTAATTAGGCATAGTTATTCCGAATTTCTGATAAAAGGGAGGTCAGAGCAAAAAATGAGGTTAAGACAGCTTCAATGGAATAGTGCTGAAAGAGGAAATATTGTTATGCAAATCTTTTTAGGAAAGAATTTATTAGGTCAAACAGATAAAATAGAAACAACTAATTTAGAAAAACCTTTGCCTTGGTCGTATGACGATTAATGCCACTTACTACACCTCAACAAAAAGTAATAGATAGTAAAGCAAGATTCAGGGTTTTAATTTCTGGTCGTAGATTTGGAAAAACATTTGTCGCAATAAATGAATTAGCAAGATTTGCTCGTTTTCCAAATCAAAGATGTTGGTATGTAGCTCCTAGTTATAGACAGGCAAAACAAATTGTTTGGAATGATTTAAAAGAAAAAATAATAAAACATAGATGGCATAGTAAAATAAATGATAGTGATTTATCTATAATTCTAAAAAATAAATCTGAAATAGCTTTACGAGGAGCAGATAATTTTGATGCCTTGAGAGGTGTTGGCTTAAACTTTCTTGTAATGGACGAAATTAGCGATATTAAACCAACTGCATGGACCGAAGTTTTAAGACCTACTTTAAGTAATACTCAAGGACATTGTTTGTTTTGTACAAGTCCTAAAGGTTTTAATTGGGCTTATGATTTATATGTAAAAGGAACTAAAGATAATAATTGGGAAAGTTTTAAATTTACTACTTTAGATGGTGGTCAAGTAGATGTTGAGGAAATCGAACAAGCTAAAAATGATTTAGATGAAAGAACTTTTCAGCAAGAATATTTAGCTAGTTTTGTTAATTATGCTGGAATAATTTATTATAATTTTGATAGAACTAAAAATATTATAGATAATTATGAAATAACAGCAGATACAATTCACATAGGATTAGATTTTAACATAGACCCCATGTGTGCTACTGTTGGACAAATTAAAGATAATAATGTTTATATATTTGATGAAATACAAATTTGGAGTTCAAATACAAACGAAATGGTGGAAGAAATACAAAGAAGATATAAACAAAGAGTAATTGTGTATCCAGACCCAAGTGCTAGACAAAGAAAGACATCAGCTGGTGGTTTTACTGATATTTCTATTTTAAAAAATGCTGGATTAGAGGTTAGGTCAAGATCAGCACACCCTTTAGTTAGAGATAGAATAAATGCAGTTAATACTAAAT